ACGCCTTACGTGGAAGATACGGATTATGATAATCACCAGTGGCGTTCAAATATCAGGCGGTGTTCAAATATACGATATACCTATTCCGCCTGCGGTCACTGATAACTTAGTATTGTATTACAACCCAGACGATCCTGCCAGTTATCCCGGATCTGGTACAACCATCAACAGTTTAGTATCACCAAATCTAACTGGTACTATGACAAATATTACCTACACTGATCCATACTTTACCCACAATGGTACTAGTTCTACAGTAAGTGTCGCCGACAATGCTCTACTAGAGCCTGGCACGGGTGATTTTACCTTAGAAGCCTGGGTGTATTATTCAGTGCTGGCTGGTAGCACTAGAACTTTTATATCAAAAACCAATAACAATGGTGGGGCCGCTGATTGGAGTTATGGTCTCAGAACAAATGGTACCACAGGAGCAACTTACATGGAAGTTGGTAACGGGACTACATCAATAACCACACCAACATACACTGTGACCACTGGCACCTGGTATCAGATAGTAGGAATATGGACTAACGTAGCATCAAACTCATTAGCACTCTATGTCAATGGAGCGAGTCAAGGTAGCAACTCACACTCATTTGCTAGTGTAAAAAATTCTACAAATCCCCTGTATCTTGGTAGTTACAACGGCGGTGAATTCAGCCAATGGTTCAATGGTAGGATGGGCATAGTCCGATATTACAGTGCGGCATTGACCGGCGAACAAGTCCTACAGAATTACAACGCCAACAGGGGAATCTACGGATTATAATATGCCATTAACGATAGGATCAGGAATTACTGTAGGTGGTGGAGTAAACATTACCAGCATAGCTGATTATGTCACTGCCAACCTTGTCTTGAACTTAGACGCTGGATTGACGTCAAGTTTCTCTGGTAATACCACTTGGCGTGATACAGTCAGTGGATTATCATTTACCCTAACTGGCTCACCCACATTCAGCAGCAACAACGGTGGATACCTTAACTTTGCAGCAGGGGCTGGTCAATATGCACAAAGTCCAAATCAGAGTTTTGGATCCCTGACGAGATTTACTACAGAAGCATGGCATTATTACGATGGTGCCAGCGGTGGGCTACCTTGTTTGCTCACAGAAGTATACCCAGGGGTTACTAGTAGAATCAACTACACTTTAGGTAGTGCTAGTAGTACTGGTCTACAGGCTGGGTTTTTTGATGGCGGTTGGAGAGTTACCACAGCTTATACACTGACTGTAGGCAATTGGTATCACATAGTAGGTACATATGATGGTGCCACAGTTAAACTGTTTATAAACAATACCATGGTTTATAATACATCTTATGTAGGAACACCGTCTAGTTCACAAGGTGGTATCAGGCTGATGCGTCGTTGGGATAATGCTGACTATTGGTATGGACGATTGAGTGTCGTCCGTATCTACAACACTGCGTTTAGTAATGTACAAATTGATCAGAACTATCAAGCAGTTCGTTCAAGGTTTGGCATCTAAAGGTTGATCTAACCAAAAGTTTAGTGTATAATGTAATATATGCTGAATATCATAAGCGACTTCATAAAAGGTATTTTACCTACAAAAAAGAAAACCACACCTAGTGGTTGGACCAGCTTCAACGCACCCTGCTGTCATCATAATGGTGAAAGTCCAGATACCCGTGGACGCGGCGGATTAACTGCTAATCCAGATGGTAGCGTGTCTTTCCATTGTTTCAACTGCAATTTCAAAGCCAGCTATCAACCTGGGCGTCACTTAACATTCAAATTCCGTAAGTTATTAAAATGGTTAGGTGCAGATGATACAGATATTAAACGTTTGGTCATCGAAGCTATCCGTGTCCGTGAATTGGTTGCGCCAGAAGAGGTTAAACAAGAAGCTGAAGAAGAAAAGATCGATTTCAAAGTTCGTGACCTACCAGAAGATGCTGTGAATTTAGTTGCTTTAGATTATGTCCATCCAGCATTGGAATATTGCGTGGCACGCAAAATTGACCTAGACAAATATGCGTTTTACGCAACCCGTCAAGAACAATATAATCTACACAAGAGAATCATCATACCGTTCGTCTGGCAAGGTCGGACCATTGGTTATACTGCCAGGGCCATTGAAGAAAACGTTAAACCAAAATATCACAGTAGTTATGAACCCAACTTTGTGTTTAATATTAATAATCAACTGCCAGACAGCAAGTTTGTCATAGTCTGTGAAGGACCATTTGATGCTATGAGCATAGATGGTGTAGCGGTATTGAACAATGAGTGCAATGAAACACAGGCAGATATTATAGAGTCATTGGGCAGAGAAGTAATTGTTGTTGCTGACAAGGATCGGGCTGGTGCTAAAATGATCAATAATGCTATCGAATATGGGTGGACGGTAAGTTTTCCAGTGTGGCTAGAAACTTGTAAAGATGTAAATGAAGCAGTGGTAAAATACGGCAAGTTGTTTGTGCTGAAAACTATCTTAGATGCTAAACAGACGAGTAAACTCAAGATTGAACTTATGAAAAAGAAACTGTATAATTAACTATATATGACAAAAGAATACTCTCCAGAACTACAGAAGCTATTTTTAGAAATGATGCTAGAAGACCCACAGAGTTATGTGCGTGTGCAGAATATCTACAATCCAGAGAACTTTGATCGTAGTCTACGTGAAGTGGCTAAGTTTATCAAGACACACACCGATGACCACAAAGCCATGCCCACACATGAACAGGTTCGGGCAGTTACCAATGTTGATCTTAAACGTGTGCCAGACCTAACAGAAGATCACTACAGTTGGTTCATGGCAGAGTTTGAAGGCTTTACTAGACGTAATGAACTTGAACGTGCGATACTTAAATCAGCAGACTTGTTAGAAAAAGGTGATTATGATCCCGTAGAGAAATTGATCAAAGATGCAGTCCAAATATCGTTAACCAAAGACATGGGCACTGATTATTTCTTAGATCCACGTGCCAGATTATTGGCGATCAAAAGCAACAACGGACAGGTAAGCACTGGCTGGCCAACTCTTGATAAACGATTATTTGGTGGTATGAATCGTGGAGAACTTAATATCTTTGCAGGCGGTTCTGGATCAGGTAAATCCTTGTTCATGCAGAACATAGCTATCAATTGGGTCACACAGGGACTTAATGGTGTGTTCTTGACATTAGAACTCAGTGAAGGCTTATGTGCCATGCGTATGGATAGTATGGTAGCCAACTGTAGCACTAAAGAAGTGTTCAAAGATCTTGACACAGTTGAAATGAAAGTCAAGATGGTGGGTAAAAAGTCAGGCGCACTACGCATCAAATACATGCCAGCACAGAGCAATGTAAATCAAATTAGATCTTATCTTAAAGAATTACAAGTACAAACAGGATTACGAATAGACTTTATCATGGTAGACTATTTAGACTTGGTCATGCCGGTGTCAGCTAAAGTAAGCCCAAATGACTTGTTTGTCAAAGACAAATATGTAAGTGAAGAACTGCGTAATCTATCCAAAGAACTTAACATCTTGATGATCACAGCGTCACAACTTAATCGTGGCGCAGTTGAAGAGATTGAATTTGACCACAGCCATATCGCAGGTGGGTTGAGTAAGATCAACACAGCTGATAATGTGTTTGGTATCTTTACGAGCCGTGCTATGCGTGAGCGTGGTCGATATCAACTACAACTTATGAAGACACGTAGTAGTTCAGGTGTAGGTATGAAAGTAGATCTAGAGTTTGATTTAGAAAGTCTACGCATCACTGATCCAGGTGAAGAAGCACAAGAAAGCGGCTTGCGTGGAGTAGGTGCTACTAATATCATGAGTCAGATCAAAACAAATACAACTGTAGCACCAAGCGAAGAATCTAACGTCCAAGCAGGTACAGACAGTAGTAAACTCAAGAGCATGATAGCCGGCCTTAAAAAAGTAGAATGATAAGCTATGCTGATATCAGAAATGTACATGTAGAACTGTCATCGCTGTGTAACGCAAGATGTCCACTGTGTCCACGCAATCTAAACGGTTATCCTTATAACAATGGTTACACAGAAGCAAACTTAACTCTAGAGTCAGTTAAGAAAATATTCACTCCTGATCTACTACAGCAATTAACCAGTATCTTGATCAACGGTAACTTTGGTGACATGGTCATGAATCCAGAGACCTTGGACATCGTAGAGTACTTTAGATCACAGAATCCAAAATTATCTATCAGCATCAGCACCAATGGGTCGGCACGCACCAAAGAGTTCTGGACTAGGCTAGCAGAATTAAGGACCACTGTGTGGTTTTGTTTAGAAGGGCTAGAAGACACACATCATATCTATAGACAAAACACCAGCTGGTCAGCGATCATAGAAAATGCCAAAACTTATATAGCTGCCGGCGGAAGGGCAATATGGAAGATGATCAAGTTTGACCATAATCTACACCAGATCGATGCTTGTAAACAGATGAGCAAAGACCTAGGATTTGCTAGTTTTGAATTAAACGATCACGGTCGCAACAGTGGGCCTGTGTACGACAAAGAAGGTAAATTGGTCTATGTCATGGGAG